GTTGGGAACTTTTATTACCATTATTTTGTTTACCCACTAAAGTACTCCCTTTGTGTGTCTACACAATTATTAGAGCACAGATAAAAAGAACCTGTAGATAGAGATTTAGTAAACTGCACCGAGGAGGGAAAGTGCTAATCTTTGGTTATGCCAGTCTTATGGGGACACCCGAAAGAAAACGACAAGCCGAAGGATGACGAGCCCGTGGGGGACATATATCAATACGCCAAGTGGTTCCGGATACAAGAGCATGACTTCCATATCGAGAACAATTCCGGAGAATGGTGCTGTTGTGCTTGGCCCACTAATTCTGATGAGCATCTGTATGGGTATTCCAGCCCCAACTTTCCGACCTATGAGGAAGCTCTTCAGGACTGCTACCAGGGTCTAAAAAGGATTCTTCAGGAGTCTGGTGCTACTGCTCTTCCCCTACCTAGTGCTTACCTCCCTATGGGAGATTAATAACACTGGTTTTAGAAACGTGGCCGCAAATGAAGCGGCGCTTGTTTACTTAGCCCTCTTGCTGGCTCTACTCTTCTTGGCGGGAACATTCTTAACCGCAGCTGGAACTGGGGATTTATGGGTTTTCCTACCATCAAATTCTTGGACAAACGTCTGGAACGGCGAGCCCGTATAGGGGTCAAATCTGCTTGCTACAGCAAGCGCTTTATTCACGGCCATCTTTGCCTGTGGTATGGCGAGCTGCTTCTTGCCGCCAGTTATTGCCTGAAGCGCCCCTAGGGCGTAGGAAGAGCCGGTACCGATTGCATATATTCCGTTGGTGTCACTCGTCCAAGAATAATCCCCATCAATAATGTAAAGAGTTCCATGAATAATCGTGATTATCTGAGATGAGTGCTCGGCGATATGGTCGCTGGAATCTCTTTCCGGTAGCGCATATCCCTGCTCTTCGAAACAGGCCCTGAGAGCTGGAACAAACTGACGGGTGATGAACTGGTCTAGTTTCTTTCCATAGGCGGTCGCTGCTGGCGTAGGAGGGGTAAAGGCGTGATGTAGGATATTTATTGCGCGGACATCTCCGGCAGCACCTAACACATACTTGCCGTTTGTTGCCAATTTGGATGTTCCGGCCCCCAAAGTTGTTATTTGATACGCCATCCCGGAGTCATCAAATGAGGAAATTCTGCTATCCGTGCCTACTACAGTAAAACCATCCCCCTGAACCCCAACGACCGTTGTCATAATTAGACCCCATATTCCTTACCCCTGAACATCATCCAGCCGTCGTATATCGGTGCTACCTCATAGCAGAACTTATGCTCTCCTGAGTCCTCAAACGTGACTACTCCAATACCCTGCTGCCAATTCTCATGACGGGTGAGTGGTCTTCCGTCCAGGTCTACGCCGCCCTTGGTCGACGGAATGGCACCATCTATCCTTGCTAGGCACCCTGGAGATGCGGCCATTATCGTCCGGGGACCATCAAAATCTTCCCTAGTCTTAAAGGCTGTCTCGATGCGATGAATGTGTCCGTATATCACCGAGGTCTTTTCAGCATTTAGATATACATGGGCTGTTGAGCCAGAAGACTTAACCCTGTCACCGTGGATAATCCGCAATTTCTTATTTATCCAGTAATCGGCGGCCGGATATCCCGGGAAGTACTCAACGCAATATTCCTCCATCCTGCATAGGTATGGAATAGAAAGTACCGGCCATGATTCTGGTGAATTGCCCTTCCTTAGACCATACGCGGCCACAGCATTCTGAACAATGTATTTCGGCATGCGCTCTTCGTGGTTTCCTGCCAACCAAATTATTCTGGCATGTGGCGCAGCGTTGCGCATCTGGGCACAAAACATTGTTGCCCTGTCAATAGATGCCTGAGTTGTTTGAGCGTAGGCGGGATACGTGATGTATTTACCCATCTCGGGAAGGTCAAGGTTGTCTCCAACACAGACAATCAACTCGGGTTGTATATCTTCAATCAGGGCAATCAGGATGTCTAGGGCCTTTTCGTCGTGCGTTGGCTCAAGAGTTCCGTCGAAATTGCGGTAATAACCTATTTGTATATCAGGTGTGACTATGCACGTTTTGAAGCCCTTAGTCTGCTTCGATTTTGTCTTTGTCTTTTGTATTTGTATGGAAGGGCCCTGTTGGACAACTGGCCACTCTGGCCCACTCTCCCACTTGGGGCTGAATTGTATTGCAGTCAGGTCCTGTACTTCAGCTTCCCCCAGGTCATTCTTGATAATGGATTGATAGACGGATACTCGCTTAATCTCACCAATCTCGTCCAGACTGATGTTTTTACGCTCGAGCATGTCCGCTATTGCGCCGAGGATTTTCTTCTGTTCCTCAGCTCTACGCTTTTCCCCTGCAATCTTGTTAAGAGTGGATGCCAGCTTGGTGTCCTTATTTGTCTTATTTGTCTTATTTGTGGCCATCAGCCGTTCTCCTTCAAACAATTGTCAATAGTTTCCCTAATACAGCAGGACGTTTCTGGGTTTTTAAAGCACTCGCGTTTTACCCCAATTACGTCTCTCCCCACGGAGAGATTGCTTGCAGCGAGCGCCCTGGCTATCGACATTGTCGTTGCGTCGCTAGTCATGGCAATTATTAGGGCATCTGAAGTCTCTTTTTCCAAAGACTTAACTATTGAGCCAATTTTGCAATTCTTTTTTGAATTACCACTGATTGCTTGAAGCAATGCGTTTCGTAATGCATCTGTTTCCACCAGGACCCCCGGAAGTTGTAGATGTTGTAAACGCGAGTAGTCCACACGCGCGTCTACGGATGATACTACACTATGGCAACATAGGGATGTAGGAGCGACCACATGGGGAACGACAAATCAGCCGCAGTGAGAAAAGCGCTAGAAGAATCCCTGCCGGTTGAGATGGTCGACCAGGTCCTAAAAACTCTCGATAAACAAAAGGTATTTAGGTACCACAATGAAGACGATATAAATCTCGTATCGACAAATGGGAGGGTTCTGATTGCCCTCCTTGAAGATAGCACGATGACGCAAAGGGCACTGTCGGTTTATCTGGGACTAAGCGAAACGATGATTGATAAAACGCTTAAAACCCTTATGGGTAAAGGGCTTGTTACAAAGACAAAAATACAACGACAAAATACCTACGAAGTCAATATCGAAAAACTGAAAATCCATCCTGATATACATCACCTGGAAGGCGTTATATCGGACATATTTAAGGTACGCAGGGTTGTCGAGGAAGAGCCTTTCTAGGTATATTCCTCCCAAATGACAAACACCTGCAAGCACAAATTTTCATTTAAAAAAGATTCTTCTACGCACTACGTTTTACAGTACGTAAAGTGGAAGGGGGGGATGGCGGATGTAAAAGACGCTGCTTCCCTGTTCAGGGGGAAAGTTCAGGACCAATCAAAGGCAAAAAGGTCTGCCGAGGTTCTCGTCAAAGATGGATGCTTAATCCCGGTCTCTGGCGATATACACGCCATCACGCTCAAAGGTCTGGAAATTCTTCAATATTTTGTCCAGATGAATCCCTCCCGGAAGGAAGGCCGAGGCTAACTAGCCACGCGCTGAAGACTTCATCTTTTATCGGCATGACCCAAATTTGGCAAGAGTCAATATCTTTCTTGTTTCCAACAAGAGTCCAGCAAACTTCCATCTCGGACTCAGCCCTACATGAGCCCACGTTGCACTCAAGGCCGAATCTCATCATAAACCACTGAACTAAACAGCCATAGTCTTTTTCATAACATTCGCCGTCTTGTCCGCAGGGGCAAAATACAGAGTCAACAATAATTTCAGATTTCTCTATTTTTAGACTGACGATATGCCCATCTCGGTGCCACATCATTTCGTCAAGTGCCATTAAATCAGCCTTTGGATAAATCTAAAAAAATAAGCGTATCCCTTTACAGGCCGCTCTTAGCACTAAGTTAGCACTATTTATTCATCCGTAGTGCTACTCATCATCTGCGGTTTTACGAGTCTTTTTTCTTGCAACTTCTTCGTCGGAGACGGCACCCTTTTTATCAAAACGGGAGAAAACTGCGTTTATTTCGTTTGAGGTAAGTTTTCCGTCATCAAGGAAGGCCCTCGATAGACCCTCAACCACGGTAGCAACTCCAGCAATTCCTGCCATAAGTATCGCTTTTGCCATACTTACGCCGGCAACCGCACCCGCTCCTACTACGCTTAGACCTGACGCGGCAAACGTCGCCAGCATTCTGAGAAGGATATTAGTAAATGCCCGGCTTTTCACTCAGCCTTTGATTCGGCCGCCGCCGCAGGCTCCGGAGACTCCCCCTCCGCACCCTCAGCAGCCTCTGCTACTTCTTTATCCGCCTCTACGGCTGAAGAATCAGTATCGGGGGCGCTGACCTTTGCTTTTCTTGGCTTAGATGCCGTTGAAGCAGGAGATTTAACTCCTTTTCTTTTGGCTGCTCTATCTTCTGGTGTTAGCTTTCTCATGTCACAATACCTCTGAATCTTCTGTTTTGGTTTCTACTGCTTCTTCGACTGTTTCCTGTGAAGCGAGTTCTTCTTGTTTTGGCTCCTCTACAACCTCGGGAGCAGTTTCTTGAAGGGTAACTAAGAATGTTGGTGTTTCCGACTTTTTGGGCCTGCCGCGCTTTGGTGAATTTGCAGAATCGGCAGCAATTTGTTTTGCCAGTTCATTGAGAACTGCTTTTCTTAATGGGCTTATTCTGTTGTCGCTCATTTTGGAATCTCCTGCGCTTTGGGAATCGTTGCTTCTACGCATGTTATGGAGCAGTACATCAGGCAATTTTCCGCCAAAACGTCGCCTTTTATGCGTACCATTCCTCTAACAGTCTTCTTTCCACAATTATCGCATTTACAATACGCTCCGGCAGAACCTACATACTTGATAAGTGTTCCGTATAGTGCAGGGTCTAGCATTACCTGCTTTGGGGCTTGTGTTGGTGGCTGTACATTTCTCTTTTTTGCGGCCATAGCAATTTACTTAAACCTTTTTAGTAAATTTCCCGCGCGCGTGGTCGGCTATGTGTTCATCAAGTTTCAACTCTGTTCTGTCAAGGCCTTTCTCGACCCTGTCGATGGAGCGACCAAGATTTTTTCCTAGCGCAGATATTTCGCGCATGACCGTGTCGTGGTCAGATTTGTTTTCTTTACGGTTTTTACGTGTTTGTATTAAGGAATCGGCAATTCCTCCTACGGCCGTAATTGCAGCAGCTATAACAACACCCTCAAATAACATTTATGCCTCGCCGGGCTTGGGGAGTGCTCTCCATGCTGCTTCAAACTTTGCGGCATCATTGGCCATCTCTGGTGATAGTTCTATGTGCAACCACTTGCCGCCTTGCGAACCAGCGTTGTCTTTGGCGTCATAAATTTTTACGCCTTTTTCGCCTTCACCGCGACTACAGCGATACCCGCGACCCCAGCCCGGCTTCTTATCATTTACATTTGAGTCATACGCATAATCGTGTACTTCCTCAATGCCGAGTTCCTTCGTGTATTTCATGAACCAATCCCATGCCTCAACAGCCTTCTTACGGTCTGTATAACCCATATCGATTGCCCTGCCCGTTGCATGAACGCTCAGCCACTTTGGGTTATTTGGGTCTTTGTCGGCCGCAGGATTTCTCATGCGCCTGTTGACGTAAATCCCCAAATTAGAAAAGCCCCACCTCTTCTTACAGAGCTCTAGAAGCTTCTCGGTGCCGGGCTTGGCGCCATTACCGTTGCCGTCAGAATTTCCCGTGTACTTACGTGGCATATTTATTGCCTCCTAAATGAAGCGGAACAACCAAAGTATTGTACCCCAACTGATAGTCAATAAATAAAAAGGATTTATAAATTGATGATTTTTTAGACTCTATCGACCGCAAAAAATAGTTGTCGAATCACAATGTTTAGTAGATATCGGTAGTAATTCCGACCGAAGAAAATCTGTTTTTACTCAGTCCGAGCTGAGCAGTTTATATACATAGTGAACAGCCGTCGCAGATATGGTTATCCACATTGCGACGGCCTGTGTTGTGCCAGAAAGTGTGACAATCACAATTATGCTCCCGGCTAGCGTCCACGCTAAGTCGGCAGTTATGTCCCATATTTTTCTGAGAAAATTCATCGTTTTCTCCACCCCCGGCGTCTTCCAGATGTTTTAGCTTTTTTAGATGATTTACTATCCCCAGGACCAGTAGGCGAATCTCCACCGCCGCCCCCACCGCTACCGCCGCTACCGCTGCTCGGCTGTGATGAACTGGGCGAGGATGAAACTACGGAACCTGTAGTTATTACTGATGTAGATAATACAACACCAGCAGCAAGCACGACTCGACGTGTTCCGACATCGACTACTGAACCCTCGGGGACATATGTATCAAATCCGTCACCATAAACGTCGATTGATTCTTCAAAAGCAGATTTTATTTCATTATCTGCCGAACTTAGAACTTCTGACAATTTGGTTTTATCTTCTTCTGTTAGTTCTACGGTGTTAATTGAGTCAAATATTTCAGATGCCTGTTCTTGGGAAATAGATTCCAATACTTCTGGAGATGTTGCCAGCTCTTGAGCTATTTCTGTATCTATTTCTCCGGACTTAACAAGAGCATCAATCGCTGCAACAATCTGTTCTTCTGTTGCCTCACCACTTGTCAAAACGTCAACAAGTTGTTCTGCCACCTCTGCAGTTATCCCAATATCACCAGAAGCAATAGCGTCAACTACTGCGTCAATGACTTCTGGAGTTACTTCTCCATCTAGTACTTCAGATAGATTCTCAGTTGTTACTTCAACTACTTCATTATTTTCATCCTGCGGCGCTTCATTTTTCTCGTCTGGCGCTGGTTCAGGTACCGTTGTTTCAGTACCTTGGATTCCCTTTGCTCCATCCATTTCCTCCGGCTGGGTTGTAGTTGGTTCAATAATATCTGGAGGAATTGTGGTGACTGCGACAACTATTGTTGTAGTAGCTTCTGGTTCAGTAGTTGAAACAATTTTCTCTATGGTTGTAGTTGTTTCTGGATAAACAAAAGTTGTAGTTGTTTCTGGGTCTGGTGGCTCAGGTTTTGGTTCAGTAGTGCTAGTGCTAGTGGTACTGCTGGTAGTGCTAGTACTGGTGGTAGTGCTAGTGCTGGTAGTGGTGGTAGTGCTGGTAGTGCTAGTACTGGTGGTAGTGCTAGTGCTGGTAGTGGTAGGTGGAATGGTAGTTGTGGTAGTGGGCGGAGTAGGGTCAATCACCACAGCATCAACAGTTGCTTGGGGTCCGTACATACAGGACCCAGCACCCTCTCCGACGCATGGGGCCGTCCCTGCCTGAATCTTAAATCTCACTGGTCCGTATCCAGTTGTTCCAGGCCACATCCACGGGCCGAGGCTGTATGAAGTATTTACGGCGTATGTCCACACTCCCCAACCACCAGCTTCTACCCCATCAACGAGGTCATAAAATAAAATGTTGTACATATATGGGGCAGTGTTGCTTGGTGTTGGGGCGTTCCAACTCAAAACAACATTTCCATCGTTGTCTGCTACCGCTGTGAGATTTTGAACAGAGTTAAAGTATGGCGCTATCGTTGTAGTTGTAGTACTGGTAGTAGTCGTGGTTGGTACAACGACAGTCTTCGTAAAAGCAGAGGCGGGAACTACCTGCCACCCCGAACCTATATCCCAGTAGAGAGTCGTATTGGCTCCGCCACCATTTTCGTAATACCAATATGTGATTGGCTTGGAAACTCCAGCGCTAAAAGAAACGTACTGTGACGGGTTGCCCCAGCCGCCCTTGTCAACCCAGTTGTTGTCTATCAAAACATTATCTATATAGAGTTTGGTTCCGTCATCCGCAGCAGGCAAGAACCTGAACGAGCCTGTCACGGGCAGGGTTATGTGACCTTCATACTTAACAATAAAGTCTTCGGACAGGTTGAACAGCGGTGCACTGTCAAAGTTTTGATTAATCTGAGTGAGGGTGGTGGTTCCAACGACCGGACGACCGGTGACCGTGGGGAGTGGAGGCGAATTGTTGTAGCCAAAATTGTTGTAAACGGTTACAGTAAGTCCTGGTTCGGCTTGGGCAGAGGCAAAAAAAAATGGGAAAAAAACAGATGTAAAGCAAGCAACAATTAAAGGCATTAATTTTCTTTTTAATCCAATCACACATTTATTTTATATGATCTTGAATTAAATAGAAAATGTATTAAACGAACTCAACTCCACTAATGATATAAGTTATATTTGCAACATTGGCACTTACATATATTGATGATGAAGCGTTCATCACAATAGATGCATCATAAGAAATTGTTTCATTGCCAGCAACTGTAAAATTAGACATAATTTTATTGTTAGCAGCCGCTGCCCCTCCTGAGGGAACTATGTGAACATTGCATAGAATAGTTGACGATCCGGTATTGCAAATATTGATATTTCTTACAATAGAGTACGATCCGGTATTGGCGCTTACAGTGTATACATTTGAACCACTGTCGCTTCCTATATATAAATTTTTAGGCGTTAAATTTGGCATTATATCCCCATCAAAGAAATTATAGCATTATCGTTTGTTGCAGTATTCATATACTGAACCGTTGTCGCATCCAACACATGATCAACTAAATCTCCACTTGAATGAGAGCTGGCCGTAGTGCCATCATACCCCCGCTGTTGAACAGTAAAGGTGTCGGTTGTTCTAGAGGAACACAGAACCTTTTCTTCCCCAGCTGTGCCCTTGCCAATAACAATAACAAATGGATTTCCAGAACCCCCATTAGGGAATGTTGATCCGTCTATTACAGAAAAAGAGTTGGCTGTATTTGATATATTTGCGGCTAATTGTGTTTTTAACACTCCGCCATTAAACTCTCTTCTAAGCATAACGACTCCTGTTAATCAATTGTGATGTCAAGATCTCCGGTTGCAATTCGCAAAATATCACCGCTATCAATCGTTTTGTTTGCGGTAAGTCCGCCGTAGACTAATAGATTTCCAGATGTAAGGGCATCAAAAACGCCAACGGCAACAACAGTGCAGGCAGGCATCCCGTTGAAATCAACATTGGAATCATTACTGGTTGCTCCACCTGATGCTACTGTGAAAGTCACAGTTTTACGCACATAGGAGCCACCAGCAACCTCTGTACCGCCTCCAGCATCGGTTGGAGCAACAGTGTACAGGGCTAAATAAACAGGGGTTGGCATTGTATAAGATGTCGTTCCTAATATATGATCTAAAATTTTATTTTCTAAATAATTAGATAAATTTCCTGCCATTTTAATCCTCCTTAGAAGCTAAATATTCTTCTAATTCCAACTGATCCGGTCTTCTAAAATTATCCAAAGAAAGCAAAAGTTCCGCTTGTTCTGGTGTTACCGCCTGTAGCGGATTATCTCTTGTGAATCTTAAATTACCTGAATTATAGGCAATTCCGCTTTCAAAAAAAACATAAACTTTATCTTCTGATACTGTTGAAGTTTCTTTTTCTGCTTCTACTTTTTTAACTGCAGCTTTTTTTGGAACAGCTTTTTTTGCCGGTTTCTTTTTTGGGTCTTCGGCATCTAACGAAGATGATGTAACAACATTGTCAGTCATAGAAAATATCTTATCACACTTCTATATTAAATGCGAAAAAGGGGAGGGGTAATTCCCTCCCCTTTTTGCTAAATTGTATATCAGAGCGTTCTAAGCTTGATGTTCTTGCCAATCACATATGATTCAGCATTCTCAATGTTGCTTGCAACCCTCATATATTGGGTGTACTCAATCGTGTCAGTCTTTGGCTTAAATTGGCGATAGACTGTAATGTCACGGTTAATACCAATAATTCTGTTGTTCGGGAATGTTAATTCAATATGACCATGCGAACCGGTTGCACCAGAGTAGTCGCCAGAGGCGGTCTCTGGCATCAGAGGCACTTCAACGAGACCGATGCCATAAGGCGACAGTCCCGTAACACCAGCACCACCATTGGCTCTCATTGCACCCTGAAGGAATGCAAGTTCACCAACAGTTGACGCAGGAGCAGGAGCACCAGCAGTTGCTGCTGTGGCTGAGTTTGGACTCTGAAGGCTAAAAATTGTGTCTTGAACAATTCCTGAACCCGAGAAAAACTTCAGTTCATTTCTGCGCTGTAAATACTTCTTTGGCAGGTTACGAAGAATACGGTCA